GAAGCCTAGTCTGCGTAAACGGATTGTGTCTCAAGTGAAAGCTGCGGCAACGCATGGTACTGGGGCAGGCCAATGGTCTGCCCGTAAAAGTCAATTGGTAGCGAAGAAATATAAAGCTGCTGGCGGCGGGTATCGTGATTGAGGGCACAAAAACTTGTACAGACTGCGGGGAAACAAAACAGTTATCCGCGTTCCGTAGTCGTGGTGGGCAAATGTCACACTTGTACAAAAGTCACTGCAACACGTGTCTGTATAAAAGACATAGGGATTGGACGGAAAACAATCAGCACAGGGTAGCGACGTATCGTGAAAAAGACCCGTGGACTTTAGCCAAGCGTTGCGCCCGACGGGGGATTACGCCGGAGCAGCTCGTAGATAGATACGAGCGCCAAGAAGGCTGCTGCGCAATTTGCAGAACTGAGATTGAGTTGGTGGAAAGCGCGATTGACCACAACCATGAAACAGGTGAATTTCGCGGGGTGCTTTGCAAACAGTGCAATCGTGCTCTTGGGATGTTTAAAGACAGCCCCACTGTTTTGCGTAGTGCGTTAGAATATCTTAACGCTTTTGGGAGTTATGGCGATGGCGCTTAAGCCTCCACAGCAGTCTCTCAAAGACTGGGGCGACCAGAAGTGGCGCACCAAGAGCGGTAAGCCGTCAAGTAAGACTGGCGAGCGGTACTTGCCAGAAGATGCAATTAAGAGTTTAAGTCCGTCCGAGTATGCCGCAACTACCAAAGCCAAACGTGCAGGTAAGGCGGCAGGTAAACAGTTTGTAGCGCAGCCTAAAACCATTGCAAAGAAAACCGCTAGGTTTAGATAATGACAATCTCCGGGGTTGCCAACTTCAACATGAACTTCACGGAACTCGCTGAAGAAGCGTTTGAACGTGCAGGTCGTGAGATGCGCTCTGGTTACGATCTTAGGACGGCACGGCGTAGCGCCAATATTATGATGGCTGAGTGGGCCAACCGTGGTATTAACATGTGGACAATTGAGGAAGGGTTCCTCAATCTTGGTCAAGGAATAGCTACGTACAATCTACCGGCTGACACGGTAGACCTGCTAGAACATGTAATCCGCACCGGATCGGGAAATGCCTCTACTCAATCAGACCTATCTATAACTCGGATCAGCGTCTCAACGTACGCCACCATCCCAAACAAGCTTAGCCAAGCGCGACCCATTCAAATTTGGATTCAACGTAATCAGGACATACCGCAAGTTACTGTGTGGCCTATACCGGATCAAGGTACGTTGAACAATCCGTATTATGTCCTGCGTTACTGGCGCCTGCGTCGGATGGACAACATTAATACGGGTGTTAATACGGCTGATGTAAACTTCCGTTTTTTACCCTGCCTTACCGCAGGGTTGGCTTACTATATAGCCATGAAGCTCCCTGAAGGCGCACAGCGGCTAGATATGCTGAAGACTGAGTATGAGTATCAGTGGGGTTTGGCTGCGGCTGAAGACCGGGAAAAAGCGGCGGATCGGTTTGTACCACGGCAGTATTTTATCGGTAGCAGCTAATGAGTAATCGGTTCGCCTCTGGCAAGATCGCTATTGCCGAATGCGACATGTGCGGATTTCGGTACAAGTTAAAGGATCTCAAAAAGCTAGTAGTTAAGACAAAGATAGTCAGCATCAAGGTCTGTCCCCAGTGCTGGGTGCCAGATCAGCCTCAGTTGCAACTTGGTATGTACCCGGTTGACGATCCACAGGCACTCAGAGAGCCACGTAAAGATCTTAGTTATTATCAGTCTGGGACGAACGTAAATGGGTATCCGTCAGAAGGTAGTCGAGTGATTCAGTGGGGTTGGGCACCGGTTGGTGGGCCTAGAGATAACGGATTAACCCCAAACGTATTGGTTTTGCAGGGTCAAGTTGGTACAGTAACGGTTGTGACGACATAGGAGTCCAGCATGGACAAGAAAGAAGTTAAAGCTATCGCGGACACGGAAATCCGTGGTCACGAGAAGCGTATGCACCCCGGTGCCAAAAAGATGAAAGCCGGTGGCCCTACTACGGACGACCGCATGAAACAGGGGCGTAATATGTCCCGCGCTATGAACCAGCGCTCCGGCGCAAGGGGGCGGTGATGGGTGGCTTTAGCATGAAAAAAGGTGGCAAAGAAGTTGGACCCGCTTCGACCTATGCCGCACCGCATGATATGACTGGGAAAGCTGGTGTTGACCTAAGCAACAGCGGCTACGGTAAAAAAGCCCGCTCAATGAGCCTTGATGACTTGTGCGTCAGCGTTGGTAACGTCTCTAGCAGCGAGTGCCCTCCACCCAAGACCTCTGGCATCAAGGTTCGCGGGACCGGTGCCGCTACTAAAGGTCTTATGGCCCGAGGCCCAATGGCATGAACTACGCCGATCTGGTCACGAACATATCTGACATCACGGAAAATACTTTCCTGACGAGAGATGTAAATATGTTCATCCAGCAGGCTGAGCAGAAGATCTATAACACGGTCCAACTGCCCAATCTGCGTAGGAACGTGACCGGGACGGCTACGCAGTACAACAAATATGTGTCTGCACCAGATGACTTTTTGTCCGTCTATTCGATGGCGATTTTTCCTACGAATGGGTCTTACACGTTCTTGCTAAATAAAGACGTGAACTTTATCCGTGAGGCGTATCCAAATCCAACTGAGTACGGCACTCCCGCTCACTACGCTATTTTTGGCCCCCAGTCCTCGTTGCCAACTGAATTAACCTTCATTCTCGGCCCTACCCCGGATGTGGCATATAATGTAGAATTGCACTATTACTACTATCCAGAGTCCATCGTAACTGCTGGCACGACGTGGTTGGGTGATAATTTTGATTCTGCGTTACTTAACGGCGCGTTGGTTGAGGCTATTCGGTTCATGAAGGGCGAAGCTGATTTGGTTGCGCTATACAAGGGTATGTACGACCAGTCAATGATTTTGCTTAAACAGTTGGGTGACGGAAAAGACCGTCAAGATGCGTACCGCAGCGGTCAGGCCCGCGTGCAAGTTATTTAATTTAGGAGTTTCTCATGGCTATCGTTCAATCAATGCCAGTTTCGTTCAAAGTCGGTTTGATGAATGGGGTTTTTAATTTTCAGGCTGGTACTGGGGCGGTGTTTACTGCTTCTATTTCTGGCACCTCGATGGTTGTTTCAGCGGTATCTTCCGGTACTCTGGCAATCGGTCAGGGTGTCCAGCTAACCGCTACCCCTAATACGCTCCTTACTAGCGCGTCCGCCGCTGCTTATATTACGGCGTTTGTGTCTGGGACCTACGGCGGCGCTGGTACGTACACGCTGAGCACTTCGGCTACCGTCAGTTCAAGTTCAAACAACTTGACCGCTGGGTCGTTCTATATTGCCCTGTACACAAGCGCCGCAAACCTTGATGCGGCAACCAGCGCATACCTTCCCGGTTCCGCTAATGGCGAAGTTGTGCCTACTTCTGGGACTTCGTATGTTACCGGCACGGCAAACATTCCCGGTGGCAACGTATTGACTGTTAGTGCACCTTTACCGTCAACCTTTAGTACGACGAACCAGACTGCGTTTATCAACTTTGCTAATACCACGTGGGCTACCGTATCCATAACTGCTCGCGGTGCTGTGATTTATCAAAATAGCACGTTGACGATTAGCGGAAATACAGTTGTTCGCCCCGCAGTTGCTATTCTGGACTTTGGTTCTGACAAGACATCAAGCGCCTCTAACTTTACGATTGAGTTTCCGGCAGTGGGCACAAGCCCAACTGGTTCCACCGCAATTATTCGTATAGCAGGAAGTTACCCATAATGGCTGTATCCCTTCTACACAATTTCGTAAGCGGCAAGCTTGACGGTACTGACGCCACTCTGGTTCAGCCGTCAAACTGGAACGCCGAGCATACGTTGCAACTTGCTACTAATCGCTTGCTCGGACGTACCACCGCGAGTACCGGTGCCGCAGAAGAAATTGCTGTGGCGGGGACTCTTACGTTGGCTTCAGGTACGCTGACCGGCACGGGCGCATCAACAGGCAAGGCGATTGCTGTTGCCATTGTTTTTAGTTAAAGGAATTTGAACGATGGCAAACCCGAACATTGTTAACGTCACGGCCATTTATGGCACGACGACGTATTTTGTGCCTACAGGTACTACAGCGGTTATCTTGCTTCCCAACGCCGCAAATAGCGGGCAGGTGTACAAGATTGAGAATGTGGTTGTATCAAACGCCCACACAGCAGCAGTAGACGCAACGGTAGGTATATACACAAACGGCGCAGTCGCCCAAGGCTCTCCTCCTGCTAACGGTACCGCATATCATATTGCGTATCAAATAAGCGTCCCTCCAAAATCTTCTTTGATTGCTGTAGATAAATCTACTTCCTTT